TTTGTTGCATATTCATATAAAGAGCCTACAAGTTTTGCAATTCTATCAGCTGCAATTTTTTTATCATCAAAATTTCCCATTTTATTTTTCTATGATATAGCATTTATAAACATTTGGCAAAGCAATATCTAAATCAAGGAAATCAATTTCTAAAACTTCATAAAGCTTTGTTTGTGAATTATGCCTAATTTGTAATTTATCGCCTTCTTGTATTGTAACAACCTTTGGAATAATTACCACAGTTTCCCTATAAACATCTGACATACCACCAGAGCGCGTTATTTTTGTTTTGTTTTTAATCCAAGCATCGGCGCTTCCAGCCCATCTTAATTCTTGCGCTTCATTAGGATTAAACTCGCTATCAAACTCCACTCCAATACTTTCGCCAGCAAATACTTGCAACAATCTTCCGTTACTTGTTGGCAATACTGTGCTGAGTCCATAGCTTCTTTGAAAAACTGGACCAATAAATTCACTGCTTTCTGTTGCTGTGCCTTCTGAGTTTGTTGCAGTAACTTTAAGGCGAATATAATATCCTAAAAGAGTTTCATCAATTACAATTTCTTCATCTGTTGAAAAGCTTTGCCAGGCTCCAGATGTGTTTTTTGTTCTTTCCCAAACAAATGAAATTGTTGGTTCAGGGTATCCGCTCCACTCGCCAGTGTCTGATGTCAAAGTTGCATCAATTTCAGCAAGACCAGAGATTGTTGGCTGTTCAACATTTTCTGGAGCTGTTGGTGCTGGCTGTATTGCATCTGTTGCGCTGGTAAATAATTCTACGCTTTCAACACTGTTTGTTGCAGTTACTGAAACCCTTAAAATTGCCAGCTCATCATCAATTGTTGTTAAATATTCATTTGCTGTTGCTCCAGAAATATCACTCCAGCCTGCGCCAGTATTTCTTTGCCACTGATAAGTATATGTTGGTGTTGGAAAGCCTGTCCAAGTTCCGGGGTCTGCTGTGAGAACTTCATTCACTGCATAAACACCAGAAATAGATGGTAGGGCTGTGTTTGCTGGTGCTTCTCTGATTTGTGTGGTTGCTGCGCTTGCGTTGGTTGTGCTGCCTTCTGAGTTGCTTGCAGTAACTGAAATTCGGAGATATTTTCCAGAATAAAAACTGGTTAATGATAGTGTGTTGCTTGCTGCTCCTGAAATGCTTGTCCAGCCAGTCAATCCATCATCGGAAATTTCCCACTGATAAGCATATGTTTCTGCTGGATATGCAGTGTATGTTCCCGGTGTTGCTGTTAAAGTATTGCCAACGATTTCTGTGCCTGAAATTGTCGGTGATGAGACCAATACTGGCAAAGAAACAATTGGTCCGTACGGTGCGCTTGTTTCTGTGTCTGAGCCAAGATAATTGGTAGCTGTGATTTGTGTTCTGAATAATCTGCCTAAATCATCTGTTGTTAATGAATATGTTGTTGTTGTATTTGCTGTATTTTGCCAAGTAACTCCATTATTGACTGAATATTGCCAAAGAATTGTAATTGTTGGTTCAGGATAACCTGTTTCAAAATCTGCTGTTGTAGTTAAATCATTTCCAGGTTCTGGCGTTCCAGAAATGACTGGTATGCTGGCAATTGGATAAGCTTCAATTGGTCCAACACTGTCTGTTGTAAATACATCACTGCCCTCTGTGTTTGTTGCTGTAATTATCACCCTAATATATCGGTGAGTTTCAGCTCCAACAAGAAGAAGAGTTGATGCAGTTTCTCCAGAAATATTATGCCAAGAAACATTATCATTACTTCTTTGCCATTGATAAGTTAGGGTTGGCTCAGGATAACCTGTCGTTGTTGCGTTTGCTGTGAGCGTTTCCCCTTGTATTTCTGTTCCTGTTATAAATGCATCTGTGATTATTGGCGCTTCTACAACTGGTCCTGTCGCATCGCTTGCTGCGCTTGCTGAACCAACTGGGTTTGTTGCAGTTACCCAAACCCTGATATATTTTCCAGCCAAGTTATTTAATACAAGTGTGCTATTGGTTGCTCCAGAAATGTTTGTCCATTCTGTGCTTCCTGTGATGCTGCTTTGCCATTGATAAGTAAAGTTTGGTTCAGGAAAGCCGCTCCAGGTTCCGGGGTCTGCTGTTAATGTCTCGCCGCTTGCAGTTGTTCCTGTAACTGTTGGTGCGCTGATATTAACTGGGTCTTCGCTGACAAATCCAGTTGTTGCGCTGTATGCGCTCGCACTGCCAGATGTTGTTGTTGTGCTGACTTTTACCCTAATATATTTTTCAGTTTGATTTGTAGTTAAAAGAAATGTGTTATTTGTTGCTCCTACAATTTCAGTCCAAGTATCATTGCCATTAGGACTTTGTTCCCATTGATAAGTAAAAACAGATGGAGCTGGATAGCCAGTCCAGGTGCCATCGCTTGCTGTGAGCGTATTGCCAACTTCTAAAAATCCAGAATAACTAATTTCTGGCAGTGTTGCATTTGCTGGCTCCCATATTACTTCTGTTGTTGCTGCGCTTGTTTCGCTATCGCTTCCCTCTGAGTTTGTTGCAGTTGCTGAAACTCTGATTGTGTTGCCAGCTTGCGCTGATGTTAAAATGTATGTGCTGCTAACTGCTCCAGAAATGTTTGTCCAGCCAGAGCCATCGTTTTCTTCCCACTGATAAGTATATGTTGGCGTTGGAAAACCTGTCGCTGTAATATTTGCAGTGAGCGTTTCTCCAACTTCTGCTGTCCCAGAAATTGTTAATGATGATATAGATGGAGTTTCGTTAATAACAGTTGTGCTTGCGCTTTCGGCAGTAACTGAATTTTCTGAATTGGTTGCAGTTACTGCTGAGCGAACATATTTGCCAGTTTCTGATGTTGTTAAAATGTATGTGCTGCTTGTTGCTCCTGATATATTGCTCCAGCTTGAAATGCCATCATCGGAAACTTGCCACTGATATGCATAAGTTGGAGCTGGAAATCCAGTCCAAGTCCCGTCTGTTGTTGTTAAAGTTTCACCAACTCTTGTTGTCCCTGAAACTGTTGGAATAGCTGTATTGGCAACATCTTCAACAATCTGTCCAGAAGATGCGCTTTCTGCTATAACAGTTCCTTCTGTGTTTGTTGCAGTTACTTCTGAACGGACATACTTGCCGCTTTGTGCTGATGTTAATGTGTATGTGTTGCTTGTTGCGCCTGATATATCACTCCAACCAGTTGAGCCATCATCTGAAACTTGCCACTGATAAGTGTATGTTGGCGTAGGGCTGCCAGTCCAGGTGCCGTCTGTTGTTGTTAAAGTTTCTCCAACTTTTTCTGTGCCAGAGATTGCTGGCAAAACTGTATTTACAGGTGGTGCTCCAGATGCAGCCATACCTGCGTTATAATGGTCTTCAATTCTTTCTGGTGAAAGAGCGGTTGGATAAATAGCCACATCATCAACAAATGTATTGGTTGCATAAGTACTCGGAGATGGAGAAGATGCATTAAGAATTCTTGCGCCCACAGCAAAGGCAGAAGTAGTATTTGAGCTGCCAAATGTTGTGATGGCTTGGGTTGTGCTGGCGTCTAAAACTCCGTTGATGTAGAGGTCCATATACATTGTTCCGCTTTCTTCATAAGCAACGCCGACAATATGATAGTCCTCATCTTGATTGAGAGTTGTTGTCGCATTAAGAATTTTTCCGCTCGTGTTGTTATAAATACAATTAAAGCGCGGCTGATTGGTTGTCCCGCTCCAGGAAAAACCAAAGCCTGACTCTTTGGCTGCAATTCTTCCAGAAGATGCAGAGGTTCCTGAGCGCCTGACCCAAGCCTCAACAGTAAGCGCGCCGCCAGCAAAAATCCCTGAAAAATCTCCATCAGAATAATAAGGAAATGCTCCGCCGCTGCCTGTGCATTCAAAAGCATCATTATCAGGCTGATTAACAATAAGTGATGTTGCGCCTAATCCAGGTCCTGTGTTATTATAAACATCGCCGTCCCTATCATTTGTTGAACTGTCTTCAACAGTCGCTGAGCCTGCTGCCTCACCTAAGCGCCAGTAAAGGTATGGGCTGTCTGCTAATACTTCGTCCGGGTAAGTTGTCCCACCTACGGATTCAATGGCTGCAGAATAGCGTCTTCCCGCAGACACACTGGTCCATTTATCGGAACTATCAATTTCTAAAGGCTCATTTTTAGTTCCTGAACCGGCATCACCAACTTGACCATAGGAGTCAGTGCCCCAACCAAAAAGAAGTCCTCCTTTTATTCCGTGAGTGTGGTCAAAACCCGCCGCAATATAATCCCAGTCAGTATCTACCCCAACCTGCGTAAAAGTTGTCGTATCAGAAAAATTAGATGCTACGCCAAGACCCTTAGCGGAGCCATAGCCACAAGTAAAAATAGACCCTCCTTTTAATGCAAAGGAAAAATCCTGCGACCCGCCATTTCCGGCTGAAACCATATCCCAGTCATCAACACCGATTTGAGTTGGGGCGCTTATATCTGGCGTTGTGGTTCCGTTTCCTAAGCGTCCGTTAGCAGCAGCTCCCCACGAAAACAATTTTCCGCCTTTGATTGCTAGTGAATGTCTTGCTCCCGCTGAAACCATTTGCCAATCTGTATCGCTATCAATCAATTGGGGGGTGGAATATGAACCTGAAGTAACGCCATTTCCTAGTGCTCCATAAGTAGCTAAGCCCCAGGCATATAGCTGCCCACCTTTAATTGCAAGAGCAAAAGCCCCTCCCTTTGAAGCAGATATTTGTTGCCAGTCGGAATCTGACCCCACGAGAGTTGGGGTTGTCGTATTGCCTGATGATGTACCTTGACCCGTTCTTCCACTGCCGTTTGACCCCCACGAATAGAGTTGCCCTGCTTTAATCGCTAAAGAAAACTCATATCCAGAAGAAACTGAGGTCCAATCAGTATCCGAGTCAATTAACAGCGGAACGAGAGAGTCAGTTGTTGTTCCATCTCCTAGCTGATTAGAATTATTGTCTCCCCAAGCATAAAGTTGTCCATCATAGATTGCTAGTGTATGTCCATAACCCGCTGAAACAGAATCCCATACGGTATCTGCCCCTACTTGAGTCGGTACTAAATCAGAGGGACTTGTTTTGTTGTTTCCGAGTCTTCCGCTATCAGACCAACCCCAGGTGTATAATTTTCCAGCCATAGTTTTAGGATAATCCTATAAATGCCTCTTGCAAGGTTAATCAGCCCATTTTTCTATTGTTTCAACAATAGCATCTGCTGCCAGCTGAGATGCGTTGCCATCTGTTGTGGCAAAAACATCAGAAACAATTTCTTTTCTGCGCTCATCAAAATCATTTGGACGATTAAGAGCCTCAATAATGCTATCATTCAATTCTTTCTTTTTATTGCAATTGATGCCCATATCCGCGTGCTCCCAAAAGCGCATTCCGTGTTCAACATCTCTTCTATAAAAAGGAGCATTGAGTAAAACAACATTCCGTTCAAGGCTAATCCATTCATAGATTGTGGAGCTGCTATCACATACATATAATGATGCTTCATCAATCACATCAAAAAAATTATCAATAAAAGGAATACCTATGCTTTGATAAAACTTTTCAAATCTGCTTTTTTGATTAGGGTGTCCGTGCCCAACAAGATTGTATTCTTTATCCATTTTAGCCAACTGCGCCAAAGCTGACTTGTAATAAATAAAAGCGCTTCTTGTTTCTGGCAACAATTGGCAATCCCAGTGAAAGCTGACACACACGGTGTTTTCATTTTTCGGCTTCTTTTTTGCTGCGTGGTATTTATCTAATTTAGGAACGCCGATTGGATAAACTGGGATTGTTGGATAATAATACTCTTGCTGAGCTGCTTGTTTTTCTCCAGGAACAAAGATTGCCACAACGCGTGCCCGCTCGCCTCCAATATAACTTTTGTGTTTTATTCCTGAATAAGATTGCCCAACTCCGTGTTCTGTATAAATTACTTTTCTGCCATATCTTTCTCTTGCATTTTGCAAATTAATATGTGATGCACAATACATTAATCTTTCAGCATTGTTTTCAGAATTAAGATTGATGATAGGATTTTGATTTTCAATTTCAATATCTTTTTTTTCAAGATATTTATGGAGCTTATAAGAAACATAAAAATTTCCCTTGTTTCTCTCAGGCAACTTTTCCCACACTGGCAAAATGTGGTCTAAATACTGAATATGTGTTGCATAAAAATCTATTCTTTGACTATCATTCATAACCGATATCTTCTAGTTTAATCTTGGCTACCACGCTGCTTGCGCCAAGTTTATTAACTAGTCCAACATCAGATAGAATTGCCAATGCTCTTGGTGAGATGTGAGGCAAGGTGCCTTCAAAGCTAACTCCGTCCATTGAGCCTTTATCTCTTTGAGGCTTATAAAAGAAATCTTCTCCCATCACTCGCCGATATTTGACTTGCTCTGCCGTTGCTCTTGATAATGCATCAACTTTATAATCAATCAGCTGGTCAGGATTAAGCTTGCGCCACACACCATCAAAATCAAATCTTTCACGATTGCCCAAAGTTTGTTCTTGTGAGCCAATAGCCAAGTCATCAATCATTTCTTCGGCTTTGGTAATTTCATCATCTGAAATATCATTAACTCCAAGATAAGCATTACAAAATTCTTCTGTTGCATAGATAGCCATAAACTAACAATATATCTTTTATTATTTTTTGCCACAAAAAAGGCTCCCATTACAGGAGCCTCTTTTGTTTAGTTTTACCTAAGGTTGCTTATGAGCCTGCTGCGCCCTTGGTGATTGTGATAACCGCACGCGGGTCTGTAATAACAAATCCGGCACGCATCTCCCAGCGTAGGAGTGTAACATTCTTTTCAAATGCTGACACTAGGCTTCCGCTTTGCGTGTAAGCTGCCTGATTACTAACCGTGAGGTTTAGGTCAGAGCGAACACGGAACCTACAATAATTCCAATCAGCAACAACGCCGATAACATCACCATCGGCTGCATCGCTAATCCTAGCGAGGTTGGTACTGATTCCGGAGTTTAGTCCGTATAGAGGGGAGGCGGTATCATAAACGGGGACCGTGTTATCATCTTGGGTCCTTGCGTCTCTGATAATTTGTCCGCTATCGCCACCAAGAAGAACGCCATTCGGCATATAGCCATTGGCTTCTAGCTTACCCATAGCTGCTGAAACCGCTCTGCGCAGGGCGTCTCCCTCTGTCCCATACTCCACGCTGTCATCAGCATCATCGGCAATTGCACTATCAAAAGCCGAGCTAATACCAGAACCGGCAGCCAATCCTAGGATATGACTATCAGCGGCATCAGCAAATGATGCAACAACATCGGGAGTAACTAGGGCACGGGGGTCCTCCTGTGCGTCTGCTAGCACCTCATCGGTGAAAGGAACAATAACTGCCAACTTCTTGACATTGAGATTGAGGGTGGTAAATTCAGCACCATCAACCGGTTTATTTGCTCCCTCATCAACAAACTGGGCAGTCGGGCGTCCCTTATAAACGGGGATAGCCTCCTTGCGGCTGTTTGTTGTAGCGGTATCAACAAGGTTAAGCGTGCCACTTTCCCTCTGGATTTGTTCCACTACGGACTCTACCAGGGGAGTTGGCAACATTGCGCCACCAGCGGCTTCACTTGCTCCACTTAGGGGGATTTGGTTTGCCATTGTTGATTTTCTCCTTGTTTCATTTAAGCAGGTTTTACCCTGCACTTTTTAGGGTAATCTTCTTTTTCTAATCTGCGGTGTTTTTTTGAACAAGAAAAAAGGCGCCTTATAAAAGCGCCTTTCTCCCAACAATTATTCCCCTTGTGTTATTGCTTGCCGAAAAGAAGATTATGGACAAATCCGCCCAACGCTTCTTCACCTTCTGGCGCTGGCTCGTTTGCGCCCTCTCTGTCGGCTGCGATACCAACTCCGCGTTTATGCTGTTCTTCTGTCTTTGCCAGCAAATACGGTTTCTCCTGACTGACTCTGGACACTTCGTCCGAGATTGCCTGAGATAGCTCGCTGCCTTCAAGTCCTTCAAATGTTTCAAAATTAACAAATGTGATTGCATCATTCACATCTGCAAAAGCCATTGAGCCTGCTGCTGCCCTTACCAGAGATTGCTGCTCCGATAGAACTCTCGCCTGCTCTGCTGCTGCTGCTTGTGCCTTGGTGTTTTCCAGCTCTTCTTTGAGCCTTTCAACTTCCGTAAGCTCTGCTTGCCTTGCCTCTTCTTGCTGCTGCTGCAAGGTAGCCAGCTTCTTTTCAAGATTTTGGCGCTCTCTGCGCTCTTTTTGCAATTCTCTCACCGGCACAACTGGCGCTGAACTGTCTTCTTGTGCTGCGTTATCATTTGAAACAGCTTCTGTATTTTCGGCAGGGGCTGTCTCTTCTGAATTATTATTTTCTTGTTCTGACATTGTTTCTCCTATTTTAATGCGTTTTCTTCGTTTTTTTCGGAGCGCGACCTCCGTTGGTAGCATTTTCACCAATCGTTATTTTACGGATAACTGAACCTACTTATATAATGTATCATACAAACTAATATGCGGCAGATTTTTCCACTAAAGCTCTTCTGCGGTGATGTCGCTGAGAATATTACCAATGTTTGTTGTTGGTAATGCTTCACCGATTGCCGCTGTTTCAGCTTGTGTTTCAGCTCTGATTGCATCAATCTCTGCTTCAACTTGTTCATCTGTCATATGCGGATTGGCTTTTCTGACTGCCTGCTCCAGGGAAATTGCTCCAGATGCTTTCAGCCTCTGAATAATATTTGCCATCTCAATCTCATCATCAGGCAATCCATCATCTAGCTTAACAGAAACAGCGCTTTCAGCTTCTGTCCAATCAGCTGCTTCTTTAATGTTGTTGCCATCGCCAAATGTTTCTGTATCCAAGATTGCTGCCAGTCTGAGCATCTCAGCCAAACTGTCTTCATAAAATACAGCTTTGCCTGCTGCAGTTGATAGTGTTGATGACATTTTTAATTTAAGCGCTGTGCCGCTTGTTGCTCCGCCATCTACGCTTCTGCCAATACTCTGCGGGCTAATCCCAGAAAAGATAAGCAACAAATCAAGAACTTCTTTTGCATAACTCATAAACTTGTCCTGCTGAGCGTTGTGCTGAACTGTTTCAATCATCTTTGAAACATCGCCTTCTCCAAGAGTATCTGCCAGTTTATTCACTGCAACAATTGTTTTTTCGTGATTAAGTGATTGGTTTTCATCTAGCAATTCACGAGGCAACACAGTGAGTGGCACGCCGCTTTGTGTTGCTCTGTGTGCTATGCTGGTCGCATCGTTAAAAGCAAAAAACAAATCATCAATTCCATTTGCGTAATCACTGACTCCAAATGGGCTGTTTGTATTAAGGCTGTTGGGGATATATGACACCAGCAATTCACTCACGCCAGTTTCCATCTCTTCTTCAATACCTGCTGTTTTCGGGTGATTTGCCAAAGGAATTTTTAATCCAATTTCATTGCTGCCTCCAGCATATAACTCATATGAGATATAACCGGGGATATGGTTCTCCATCAGTCTATAAACTTTATTGTTTTCTTGCCAGTTTGTAATAACTGTTGCTGACACCAGCTCGGAAAAGTTTTGAAAGTTTGGAATAACTCTGCGTTCTTCAATAAACTGAATAAGCGGAACCTTCTGTCCGCGTGGGGTGCTGGGGTCTATGCTGACCTTAAGATAAACACCGCCTTCTGAACTGCTTGTAATTGCTGCCGCTCTGCATTGTGCAAAGAGCTTATTTGTTCCAATGATTGCATCAAGTCTTTCTTGGTCATCAGGGTTGCCAGCTTTAATTGTCGGCGGCTCTCCAAAAAGTAGGTTTGCGCTCGCTTGAGATAAAGCGCGCGGCACGGGCTGAGCAATATAGGCTTGGCGATTTCTGCCGCCCATTCCTCTTTTGATTGCTTCATTCCTTACATAGATTTCATTATTGTCCCGCAATCCAGACCAATATGCTATCCACTCCCAACGGTCTGCAATTTCTTTTGTGGGCGGAAATGTATTTTTTCCCATCATATTGTTCAATCCTGTAAAAATACCCATATTCTTAAAAGTATAATCTTTGCTTCATATTGCGGTTAATTAACCCCATAATTTTTGTCCCACTCAACAGCGCGCTGCGATAAAGCGGCAATCAAGGCATCAACACTGTGGTCATTGCCCTTGTGCAATCTGCCATCTTCCATTTGTTTAATGTCTCTCATTTGCTTTAATGTCTCTTCACATCTTGCCGAAATTGCAATTGTGCCAATCGGCTCTTTTGCTTTCGTTCTTTTCAAAAGTAGCCTAATAAATTCAACAGTCCTTGTTTTATATTTATTAAATGGCACTTTTGTAATTCTAATGTCGGGCGGTGATATGCGTTGGAAAGATTTCATTTGCTGAGCACCAGCGGCATCATAGAACACGCGTCCAATTTTCGTGTTGTGCTCTTGTGCATACTGAAAAGCCAAAGCCAATGTATTTTTTGAAAATGTTTCAGCATCATCTGTATTGGACACCAGCTCATCTATGATATAAAAGCCAAAGCCCGCTAAAGGATAAACAATCACTGCTGCCGAATTTAATCCCCAGTCAATCCCTATTTCTATTTCATCAGCTGCTTCTGGCAAATTGTTTTCTGTCAAAAGATTGTCAAATTCTTTTCCTGTTCTCTCTGCTTCTGCCAGTGATGTAATTGAGAACGCCAAGTTTTCAGATTGACCAGAAAACGCTTCATCTGGATTATCTGGATATTCTTGTTGCATCTTATCTAATGTCGGCATTGTTTTTGCTGTTTCATCATACCATTCTTGCGTCCTATCTTCTCTGTCTCGCCAAGAAATAAAAATAGGCTCCATAATCTTTTCACGCTCTGCCTGTTCCCACAAGAAACAAAAGTGTTTGCCGTCTCCGCTGCGCCCATTGCCTGTGCTTCCCACAATCACTTGTCCGCCGCCTTCTGTTGTTGGCTTTGCTGAAACCCATACTTCATCTGCGTTTTGATGAAATGCCAGCTCATCAAGAAAAAGAACAGTGGCTGTATATGAGCGCGCTGCGCTGCTGCTTGCTGGCAGTGAGCGAATAGACGCGCCATCTCTGAGCGGAAAAGAAAAGTGTTTTGTTGTTTCTTTGCCTAATTGTCCCTGCGCGCTCTTTGCTTCTGCGCCTATTGCTGGTCTGAGATATGGGGGTAGGCAATTAACTATGCTGCGGCAAGTGGCCAAAAGCTCGTCCGCATCTCTTTGATTTTTTGAAATAGCTATGCACCGCGCTCCAGGTTTTTCATCAGATAAGCCTGCAATCCAAACAAGATAATGGCACACAATTAAAGTAAAGCCGATGCGCCTACTTTTAAGGCAAATTGTATCATTGCCAATTGCCAATACTTCTGCCATCTTGGGCTGATAGTCCCACATTTGTAATGGCTCTGGAGAACCACCATCTGCTGGTAGATGTGAGCCATAGTTTTCAAGAAAATAAAGAAACGATTGTCCAACCTTTTCTTTTTCTTCTTCTACAAAAAGAGCGTTTGCCAATTCATCAGATTGGATAAGCTCTCTTTCAGCCTCTGTTGTGAATAGCAATCTTGCAGGAATAAATGACATTGCTCTTATTATATTATCAAAAACAATAATTTGCCAGAATTTCCAAGAACGCGTTTCTAAAGCTCTCAGGCGTGTTTGCCTTGCTGATGTATGTGAATATGCTTCTTTTGCTCTGCTGATAGCCTCAGGAGCTTCTGAGCGCTTGGAATTGTGTCCTTTTGCTGGCTGATTGCACGCATTTTACACGCTTTGTTAATTGCACCAATAAACAGGCTCTTTTGTTTCTTTCCTTAAAGATATTTCATAAACATAATTTGCAGTTGCTTTCCAAGCTTTTGATAAATCTTCCACAGCCTCTTCTTTGCTCTTTTGTGCTGAGCCATACACCTCTTCAAAATAAAACAAAGTCAAAAAGTTGGCATCTCCTGTTTGTGATTGGTAAAATCTATCCATTATTCCTATATTATGATAGCAAAAGAAAAGCCCGCGATTAAGCGGGCTTCTCTTTAGGAGGTAATTACTAGTGTTAAATTGATTTTGATTTGCTAGAATACAAATCTGTTTGTTCAAACATCTTTGCATAAATAGTAAATCCGCGTGTGGTGTTGCAGTCGCTTGCAAAGGGCAAAAGCTCGCCATCAATAAAATCAAATGCATATTCATTTGCCAATTGAAACTCTTCTCCAACAATCTTGGAGATTTTTGCCTTCAATCGCTTTTCAGTCCATTCTCCAATGTCCCTGCGATAAATGGGAGAAAAGCCATAGAAACATACTTTGACTGTTTCGCCGTTTGACTGAGTAAATGGGATATACTGGAAATCGGTGCTGTCTGTCATTGCATCAAACAGCCTTCCGCCAAAAACATCAAGAATTTCTGCAACTTGTTGTTCTGTTGGTCCATCTGTCCAGTTGACCCAAATGCCATATCTGTCTGACTTCACAGAAAACTTATGGAGCTGCCAGTTTTCTTTGAGAACAATACGGATAATTTTTGCTGTGTGCTTCGGAGAAAGGCTTGCACAATTCTCTTCTGCAATTACTTCTTCCAGCTTTTTCTGTGCTTTCGCTGAAAGGATTTCATTTAGTGTTGTTGTTGTGATTATCATTTTAGTTTGTCTCCTTTTGTGTTTGTAAATAATCGCTGCTTCTCGGGTCATTGATGTATGCAAGAATAATCTGTTCAGCATATTCAAATGCTCCGAGTTGCTCTGCAACGGTGTCTTGCCCGTATGTAATAACATCAACAGGCTCAGCCCCGTTTGTGCTGATGCCAGCTGGGTATTTATCAAGGTCATAAACCTTAATTGTCTCCAGCTCAGTATCATCTTTGGGCAGTTGATAATAGTATTGATAGCCAGCATATTCAATTGACATTGCAACTGGCATATTATACCAATCTGAATAAGCAAATCTTGGATTGCTCAGGTTGGCTTCGGTAATTTTTTCGGTATTTAGTTTTTGTGGTGTAGTGTTCATAATTGGATAATAGCAGGAAAAAAACGCGCACGCTGTTTTTCATCGTGCGAACTTAATGTCCATATCCTCCCAGTCTGACATAATTCCTTCGGCTTCCATCAAGCCAACTTCAAACCAGTATTCATCACCATCTCGGTGAGCGTTTAGGTGGAGTGTGCCAGTTGTAACAGGACCGGCGCTGTTTGGAGTTAGCTCCCAAGTCCAGGTGTGTCATTTGAAAGCTGGATAACGCGTGTGCATACATTGGAAATAATATTTAGTTTTTGTGGTGTAGTGTTCATAATTGGATAATAGCAGGAAAAAAACGCGCACGCTGTTTTTCATCTTAAAAGATTTCAGTAAATCAAATCTTGATAATTTGACTGATGCAGAACAATCTTCAACCCTCTTTCCAAATCTATCTTTGGCTCCCAGTTTAAGATTTTTTTTGCTTTGCTAATATCTGGCTTGCGTGTCTTTGGGTCATCTTCTGGCAAATCAAGATAAACAATTTGAGAACTTGAGTTTGTTGCATCAATAACCTTTTCAGCCACTTCTTGCAGTGAGTGTTCTGTTGGATTGCCAATGTTAATCGGGCTATGATATGAACTTTCCATTAAAGCTATCAGTCCAGCAATACAATCACCGACATAACAAAAAGAACGCGTTTGCGTGCCGTCGCCAAAAACAGTTATATCTTTATCTTGTAATGCTTGAGCCAAAAAAGTGGGGATTGCTCTGCCGTCGTCTGATTTCATTCTTGTTCCGTATGTGTTAAATATTCTGGCAATCTTTGTATCTGTCTTGTATTGGCGGTGATGCGCCATAACCAGTGCTTCTCCGTATCGCTTTGCCTCATCATACATTGAGCGCGCTCCTACTGGATTGACATTTCCCCAATAGCTTTCTGTTTGTGGGCTAATAAGCGGGTCTCCATATATTTCTGATGTTGATGCCTGTAAAAAGCTGGCGCTGTTGTCTTCTGCTAGCTGTAAAAGATTTTCTGTGCCGTATGCTCCCGCTCTCAGTGTTTCAACACTCAGCTTTTGATAATCTTTAGGACTTGCAGGAGATGCCAGATTGTAAATAAAATTGACTTCTTCTTTGATTGAAATTGCCTTTGTAATATCGCCGTGAATAAACTGAAAGTCTTTCTCCGTGAATAATATGTTTGCCAAATTTTTGCTTGAGCCTGTTGATAAATTATCTATGGCAATAACACGGTGTCCTTTTGCCAATAACGCCTCGCACAAGTGAGAGCCAAGAAAACCAGCGCCTCCAGAAACAACACTGACTGTTTTATTATCACTCTTCATTGTCTTCAATAATTTCCGCTTCTATTAACTCAGTCCGCGTAATCTCCACGCCTCCTTCTGGCAATTGTCTCGCCTGCTCTAATCGCTTTCTTGTGTTTGCAATCTCTTCTTCTGATGCGTTAAGTCCTAGTGAGTGATTTATGGTGCCTTCGTGGGAGATTTTATCCTGTCGTCCCCATCTGTCTTTGTATTTTCTTTCTAAATACCAAGCGGCTGCTTGCCAGGTGCCATCGTTTGCTGCTTTCTTAATATGCAAAACAGCAGAGGCTTCTGCCTCAGCTTCGCTTTTTTTGACTGCCTCCCAAAACTCCCAATAAAGAATATCATCAGCATCTGGCGCATTGTCAAGATTGGGCTTTTTGTTTTGCTGTTTGCGCTTTTGCATATCATTCAAATTATTCCAGTTTTCCACATCTTCTTCCCATCTTTCGCACACAATAGCGGCATCTTTTCCCCTGGCAAGCCATCTGTAAAATGTGCTTTCACTGACTCCCGCCGCCTGCGCTGCCTGTGTTGCATAATTGCCAGCACGGATAAAAGAAACAATTTTTTCTTTTCGTTCTTCTGTGAGTTTGTTTTTTCTTGCCATTGTTAATTAAGTATAAAGCGTTTTTGGATAAAAGCTCTTTTTTCAATCAAGATATTTTTTACCAGATTTCTTGCCGCTTCTTGTTTTATTCACAAGTTTCATTTTATAAGGATTGTTTTTTGATGATTGATAATCTTTCTTTTTAATCAGCGGCATTCCTCTCCACTGTGAGTAATCCACGTGGTGATGAACTCTACCAAATCTCCACGCCAACTCAGTTACATCAGGGTGTAAATCAACCAACATTTTTGATTTCAGATATGTTCCTTCTTTTGCATAAAAAGCTTCTGTATTTCCTCCAGCAAATGTTTGAGTTTTAGCCTTGTCTTGGAGAAATGCAAAAAATTGTATTGTTGCCCAGCCAGCTTTGAGCATTCTTAAAGATAAATCCACATCTTCGTTATATCTGCCACGCCATCTAAAAGGCAAATCATTGCGGATTAAATTACAAGAAAAAACCCGAGTGCCAGTTATAAAAGGTGGCATCTTTTTTCTTGCATCAGCAAAGCCCCGATAATGCGGTCCAGCCATAGCAACATTTTCATATCTTAATGAAAAATCTTCCATTGCCACAAAAATTGTTCCATCTCCAACACCTATTTTTTGATTTTTGTGCAGCCGTAAAAATTCATATATGTTATCGTCCATAGTCCAGTGCCAATCGTGCCCTTCACTGATTGAGTGCTCCCAGATAAAATTGCGTGCGGGTCCAGAACCCTTTGACTCGCCTTCTTCAATTTCCATACAGGCATCATACTCAGCATAATATTTTGGGTCCAATACCAACAACCTACTTTTTTTGAAATATTCAGAATATTCTTTATACTGTTGCTCCTCAACAACAATCCGATAATCAACTCCCATATCCTCAAGAACTCGCGGGGTTGTTGCTGTGCTCGCTCTGCTTTTGGAGGGAATATAAATCGGAAATTGAGGTTGCATTTTATTCCTCTTCTTTGATATATTCTTTTTTGCCGTCTGTCGGCTTATGCCCGTCTGTATCAGGATACCATAAAACTTTTTTGCGCTCAACTCCAAGGAGCTTAAAAAAATTATCAGCATCTTCTTCTGTTGGAAAATGAACAGTTGTTTTATAGGCAGAAGAAACATCTTCTGACTCAAAATCGGGCATATTTTCCCATTCTTCAAAAGCATCTGTTTTTGGCATAGTATCGGCAATCAGTGTGTTTAGGTCGCTTTCTGAATAGCCGGTGCCATCTAAATCATTCTTCAAATCTTCCAGCAATTCTTTCAAAGTTTCATTATAGTAATCAGCATCATCACTGGATTTATTATCTATCAAAACAATTTTCTTTGCTTCTTCTTTGCTGACATCAACAAATGTGGCTGCAATCTTTTTCCAGCCTAAAATCTTTGCTGCCTGCCAGGTATGATTACCAGCCAGAATTTCATTTGTTTTTTTATTAACAACAATTGGACGATATTGCCCGTTTGCTTGCAGTGATTGTTGAATTTTATCAACATTGCCCTTTCGGGGATTTTTTGAAAAAGGTTTTACATCATCTATATCAATCAATAAATCCTTTAATGTTTCGTGTATATTCATATTGTTTTCTCCTTTTTTTATTGGTCTTTGTTTGAAAGTTTGCCAAATTCTTGACGGCTTTGGTCTCAGTCCATCTTTTGTTTCTCTTAATTCAAAAGCTCCCGGCCAATTTTTAGCCAATTGTTTTGCTCTTTCTGCTCTGCTTTTTACTCTTTCACTATGAACTCCGTGTCCGCCTGAATTTGTGCCCGTGCTTGGATTAAACATTAAAAGTCGGTTAAATAAAACAGTGCATTCTCCGTTTGCCAAAATCTGCATACTCATATCTTTATCTTCAAGAACATCTGGTCGGAACCAAATATCATTATCATTTTTCAACAACATCACACAATAAATATTTTTGTTAAATCCAATAATGCTTTTTTCTGTTCTTGAAAAAGCGCTGCTTCTTGGACTTGCTGCTCCAATATTTTCATATTTATCACAAACTGCTTCTATAATGGATAGGCATTGAGCAAAATTATCAAAATAATTATTTTTGCCATCTAAATAATATGCCATTTTTTTTATATCATCATCAATATGCCAATGATATTTATGTCCATTTTTAAGGGCGTGTTCTTTAATTGTATTTCTTGAATATGGATTACCTTGATTTGATTTTTCTAAAATAATAAACTCGGCATTGGGAAAAGCTTTTCTGTATTTTTCTTCATCTTCTTTTTCTATTGAAAAAGTATAAGGAATATTATTCTCTTCAAAATTTGCAGCCGTTGCTTTTGTCTCAGCCCTACCCTTACTTGGTATATAAATAGGATATTTAGGCAAGGGCAAATCTTTATAATTATCCAAGATTTCCCAAAAATCATTTATCATTGGGTGCTGTTTATCTAATTTGGACATTTTTCTCATTATATGGGAACATTGATTATTTTGCAGGAATTTCCGATAATCAGGCTTTTTTATCATTTCAAAAAAGCATTTCTGCGCGCTCAGCCGCTTTTAGGGGTGCTTGCCAACTGTTTGATATGTGTTTGCTAGTAAAAACAATCCAAAGCGCTCTAGGGCGCTTCTGGTGATTTATCGTCCAATGCCTTGATAAAGAAATCCAGCCTGCAACAATCGTTCTTTATCTAAACAATTCCTTCCATCAATAATGATAGGAGTGAGCATCTTGCCAAAAAGATTTTCCCAATTTAATTCTCTGAACTCGCTCCACTCTGTAATCAAAACAACAGCATCTGATTGAGCAAAAACATTTTCTGGCATTTCTGTCATTTCAATTTCATCAATCACATCTTTAATCCGATTTGATGCAACTGGGTCATAAGCAACAATTTTTGCGCCTTCGCTTTTTAATCTGTTTGCTATCACAACACTTGGTGCTTCTCTGATGTCATCGGTGTTTGGCTTAAATGACATTCCGAGCAAACCTATTTGTTTATTATGCAAATTACCCAACTGTTTTTTTAATCTGTTGATGATAGAACGCTTTTGCATTTCATTTACTTCAATTGTGGCATTAAGAGTTTGAAAGTAATATCCAAAATTTCCTGACATTGTTTTTAATGCGCTGACGTCCTTCGGAAAACAAGAGCCTCCATATCCAATACCAGCTTTGAGAAATTCATTTCCAATTCTTGTATCACTTCCCATTCCAAATGCAACATCATCAATATTTGCATCAACTTTTTCACAAACATTTGCTATTTCATTTATAAAAGATATTTTTGTTGCCAAAAAAGCATTTGATGCAATCTTTATCATCTCAGCGCTTGGCAAATCTGTAAAAATTATTGGGCTGTTAAGCTGACTGTAAAGCTCAGCAACCTTAAGTCCAGCATCTTTATCATCTTCTGTTGTTCCAATAACAACTCTGTCCGGACTCATAAAATCTTTGATTGCGCTGCCTTCTTTCAAAAATTCCGGACAGGAAACATACACTATATTTTCATTATAGTTTTTAATTTTGTTGCCAGTCCCTGGCGGCACGGTGCTTTTCATTACCAAAATGTGGTCTGTGCTTGCTTGCAAATTGCTAATCACTGCAAACACTTTTGAAAGGTCTGCATCTCCAAATTGTGTAGGGGGTGTATCAACACAAATAAAAATGATTTCTGTTTTATTCATTACCTCCTGAACAGATGTTGTAAAAGTAATTTTGTTTTTGTTTTTACTCAGCAACTCTGGCAAATCAGGTTCATAAAGATTTGTTTTGCCGTTCTTCAAATCTTTAATTTTGTTTTGCAAAATATCGTGAGCAACTATATTATATCCTAGCTCAGCAAAACAAACTGATGTAACTAATCCAACCCAGCCAAGTCCAATTACTCCAATTGCTTTTTCATTATCCTTATTCATTACAATCTTTTATCATATTGTAAGGTAAAAAATAATTATTTGCTATGATTTCCGATAAATCTACCAAGCATTGCCGCGCCACATTAAAACAGAATTTTGCCAGGTTGCCAAATCAATAGAATAATGTTCTGTCTTATTGCCTTTATCATCTAGCAATAACTCAACAGAACAGAAACCAGTTTGCCAGTCTGGGTGTCTTGTGTAAGTGGGAAATCCGCCATCTTCCATTTTACACATCGCCCCACACTCGCCGCCCTGATAAATCTTTGTGCTACCGTCTGCAAAATGAACGCATCTGGAAACAATACTTTGTCTGTGGGTATGACCGTGGATTTCTGCAAAATCTTTTCCGCTCATACTTGCCAGAGGTGAGGCTCCAGAACCTTTGCGCGCCACATCACCGTGATGAACAATTAAATGCTGAGTGAGCGCTATGTGGGAACTTGGCCAGGTGTCAGGCTCGCCAACAATATTTATTCCCATTTCTTCTAGCCTAAACAGCTTTTCAAATGACCACACAGGAGTTTCTTCTCCGTATGCTGTAATGTCATAAATAGATTTTGCTTTATCAAGAATATAATTTGAAAGCCACGCATCGTGATTACCAGGAATAAAATCAATTTGGCAATCTTCGGTTGCCGCTGCTCTTAAATCTGATAAAATCTTGCCGCCAACTTCAATACACTCTGACACCGTTGCCATACATCTTTGCGTTGTTTGACGGTGTCTGCCAACTGTTGGAAAATCTACCAAATCTCCATTAACAATAATTCTATTTGGCTCATTTTCTTCAATCAGCCTAAGCGCGGCGTTGTGCAAATCCCAATCAACATAGGGTGCGTGATAATCTGAAATGACCAACACCAACTCAGTGGTCTTTTTTTGCTTTTTCTTGCTGCGCTTTCTTGGCTTAATTGTAATTGGTCTGCCTTCAAAAGCTGGCTCTGGCAATTCTGGCTTTTTTTGAACAGTGAGTGAAATGCCTCTGCTGACTTTTGGAGCAGAGGCTGTTCCTGCATCTCGCTCTGAAATATCCAACTTAACAGGAAAATAATCATCACCCAGATTATAGGCTTCCATCAACTCTTCTGGAGTTAAATGTAAAGCATCTGGTGAAAGCGTGCCATCTTTTTGTTTTTGTGATGTTACTTTTCTTTTGTCTGCATCGGTATCATCAATTTGCAAACGGAGATTATTTTCTGCAACCCAGCGCCTCATTGTCCTCGGAGGAACATCTAACTCTTTAGCTGCTGCTGTTGCGTTTCCGTTGTGCTTTTTAAGCGCTGCAATTATTTTATTTTTCTTTGTAGTGTCCATTTAATATTTTTCCTTTTTTAGTTTTCTTGGTCGCCAGAAGGGGTATCACTGATAACAAACTCCTTAGGAACATTATCTTTATGTCCAGGAATAATGCTTCCTCTCAGCTCTGGCGGAACTGGTGCAACATCGCTTCTTAATGAATAAGCTGTGATAACAAAAACAGCTAATGCTGCAAGGTTTTCCAAAAGAGTAATTTGCGTTGGAGCCAGGAAATTAAGATAGCCTCCAGCAATTGCGGTTGCCAAAGCTGTCTTAATAATTACTGGTTCATTTTGTATTTTTTGCCAAACGGCGTTAAGTATGTTTTGAATTGTTTTCATATTTCCATTATATGCAAAATTGAAAATGTGGCAGAATTTTCGCTTATTTCTTTTCCTCAATTTTTTCAAATTCGTAGGAATTGCGGATAGAGGCAACAAATTCCTTACCAACGGACTCGCTGGAAACAAGATTATAAAAATCTTCTGCTTTGACTTCTGAATAACGGTATTTTGTTCCTTTTGTGAAATCAACAAAAAGGTCTTTTGTCTGCTCATCATATTCAACAGCCCTAATTGCTGATGACTGAACATTAACTTTTTTTGTGGGACTGACTAAAATGCTGGGTTTTTTGTAGCGGAAAATTGTTTTGATTTTGTTAAATATATTTTTCATATTTCCATTGTATAGCAAAAAATTATTCTTGTTGTGTTTTTATCATAATGATATTACCTTAAAATTTTCAAAAACTCTTCTCTGTCCACAACAACATCTCCAGCTTTGTTGTCATCGTGTAAATTGGCAATCAAATTATCCAAAGCTTGAACTTCAATCCAGCGGACCCACTCGCTCACGCATCTTTGCGCCTTAATTCTTGGGTCTCTGTTTCCTCGTGCTTTTGTGCTCGCTGTCTGACTGATTGGGGGTCCGTGTCCTTTGATATATCTCAGCGCCTCAAACTCATCAGCAATATCATCAGGAACACCGTGCTTGCGGTATTTGGCTTCTTTTTTGCTGCCCGGAGTTTTTGCAATAAAGCCTTTTGGGTCAAGGGCTATCATTGGTGATAATTTTTCTGCAACTAATATTTTATCCAATCTCAGAATATCAATTGTGCCATAGGCTCGTGTTTTTGATTGCTTCAAAGCTCTTTGAACTGCCTCCCGCATTTTAACATTACCAAAGCCTTGATGCTCGTGCCTAATCTCTTGTTGTTTTATTCTCATCTCCAAGCCTTTTGCATTTTCCCATTTGCCAATAAAACTGCTCCAGCGTTTTTCAAACTCACAGCCAGGCTCCATTAAATAACCAATAAGATAGTGAGTTGCCGTTTCATATTTTGCCTCAACCCAACCCTGTGGCAAACTTTTATTATATGGATTTTGGGTCATTTACTTTTCATCATATAGGATTTTTTGAATTTTTGCAATAATTTCCACTGTAAATAATTCCCTAAGAATTAGGATTGTTGTATGCTCAGCCCTGAAAATGAAAGAGATTTGTTACTTGATGAAATTATAATGAGGTTAAAAAAGAAATTTCCACTGTTTGTTTCTGGAATTGATGAAAGAGATTGGAGAAATACAGATTGTGAAATTTTTGAAATCTTTTTTATCCTTAATAAAAATTGCCAAGAAGAAATCAATCCAGAAAGTGTTGATGGCAATATTGTGTTAATGAATTTAAGAAATCAGGCATTTAAGCAAATCATTGAAAGAGTGGCTGAACTGCAATCTGAAAATCATCAGGACATTATTGGTATTGGACTTTTTGCTGACACAGATTGGTGTGATGACATTCAGCAAATGCCTGAGTTTGAGGCTATGATAGGCTTTCCTCCAAATGATGGTGATTTGCCAGTCCGCTGGACTTTTGCTGTCCGCTTTATCGCTCAGCATATGTATTACACTGGACGCTGCAAAACCAAAAAAATAGAAATATCAGATACCGATTTTGAAATTATCAAAACAATAAATGAAATACAATAAATCCAATTGTTTTTCTTGTGATGTCGTTTTGCGTTTCCGCTTGCTGACTGTCTTTGCGGATTATATCGGGAGATAGGTGGGAACAGTTTATAAATACATACGCGCGCGCGCGTTCTCTTCTTCTCTTTAACTCTTCTTCTCTTTAACTCTTCTTCTCTTTAACTCTTCTTCTCTTTAACTCTTCTTCTCTTTAACTCTTCTTCTCTTTAACTCTT